AGCCATCACGATGTATTCGTTGGCGTTTTCGTAGTTGCGGGAAGCAAAGACGCCCGCCGCGAAGATACCGCCGCTGTAGGTCGTCTTGACCAGCGGACCCTTGTTGGCGATCAGCGTGCCGGTGGCGTTGGCTGTCGGCGTGCCGGTCATGGTGTATTGGAAGGTGGTGCCGCTCGGCGAGCTGATGACGAAGTCGCCGTTGTATTTGCTGGCGTCTACTCCGGTCGCGCCACGGATGTTGACTGTAGGTGTGCCGGTGTAGCCATGCGCGGCCGTTGTGGTTACGGTCGCGGTGGCGCCGCTGAAGGTGATCGTGCTGATGGCCTTGTCCGCCGCCAAGTCGAAGGACAGCGTCATCGGCTCGTCCGCCGTTGAGATGGCATCGGCCAGCCGCTTGGCGCCCTTGCGGGTTGTCGCCACGCCACGGTCCAACCGCATATTCACGCTGTCCTGCAACATGCCAGCCGGCAGCGTCACAGGATTCAAGCGGCTGGCGAAGCCGATGAAACCGGCATCGCCATCGCGGAGGATTGGACTTTCGAGGGCCATTACTTGCTGGTTAAAACGTAAGAAAGGGTTTTTGCGTTGTTGCGCTTCATCTCCGACTGCACGGTGGCGATCAGGGAATCCCATTGCCCGCCAGCACGCGGGACCGTCTGACAGCCTTCCGAGGATGTCGTGCGGCCGGCGGCGTGGATGTTTATTCCGAAAAACCCAGTCTCTTCCTTGTCGCCGCGATGCACTGTCACCGGACCAGCCTGCACCAAGGCGGTGTAGGGGTTGCCGGTGCGCAGGCCGTGCTTGCCGATCTTGTAGCGATAGACGCCAGCCTTGAGCTGCGCCATCGGCTTGCGGGCCTTCGGGTTCCACCCAAGCCGCGTTGGGTCCACGTTGGCGTTCCATGCAACATGAGCGTTCGGGGAGATCAAAATGATGGCGTCATCAAATAAGCCCACGTCATTCTTGCCCTTCGCGCCCATCGAATCGCGGTAGTAGCCCCTGATGCCGACCAGACAGACCGGATCACTGACACCGGCGGACTTCAGTTGCCGCTCGGTGTCTGCGCGTTTCTGCTGTGGTCGGTTTTTCGGGATCACTTGCGTTGGTTATCGAAAACGCTAACGACGGCTGGCCAATTCAGCGGCGGCGGCTTCCACGGTCACTGGCCCAACGTATCCATCGAGCTTGAGGTGCTGGCCACGGCCATGCGTGTTGAGCAGCGACTGGATCTGCTTGCCGTAGTCCTTGAGGATGTTCGCCGGCAGTTTCGTCACCGCGATGTCGAGGATGCCCCACACGATGCCGGCGACCACCACCTCGTTCACGCCCAAGGCGGCGATGTCGAGGCCGGTCTGGCGGGCGATGTAGGTGATCGCAGCGGCAGCGGCTCCGGTGACGAGCTTTTGCAGGATCGGCCCGCCACGGCTCAAGAGCAGGCGGACAAGTTGTTTTTCAATAAAGGTTTTCATTCGGTTGGCTTTCTCCATTCTTTGAAATCGCTGATCAGCTCGCCCACGTTCGGGACGTAGGTGATCATAATTTTGATGCTGCCCCAGTCGCCGGCCTGCGTCTTCTCGCCGTCCACCGGCGGAAGAGGGATGGTCACGCAGCCACCAGCAACGAGTGCGATGGCCAGCGTGAAGGCGAACTGAGGGCGGCACATTAGAGGCGGGCGTTGTTGTCCTTGGCGTTGATCAAACCCCAGCCGGCAAGCACCGAGGCAACGATCAGACCGAGGTCCGGCAGGCTGTCAGTGGCGAGGTATTCTTTCGTCCCCGTTGCCAAGGCGATCAGGATGGTGAGTGCGCCGATTACGTTTGTTTTCCAGTTTCTCATTTCATTTCCTTCCGTTTCTTTTGGATGTCGTGGATGACTGAGATGAGTGTCGCCACGCCGACACAAATACCGATGATGAGACCAGCCACACGCAGGGTTGTTTCTAGGTGAGGGAGCATTGAGAAGACCGATGAGCCGATGCTGGTCGCCGTGCCTATCACGCCCTTTTCGGTGGTCGTGAAGTTGTGATGAAAATACTGCAAGCTCATCGCGCGACTCCTCAATGTTCTTACTTGCGGTAAGCGATGACCGTGCCGCTGTGCAGCTTGATCGCGCTGAAGAAGCCGTCGATGGTCGTGCCGGCTTTGATCGTGTGCGCGGAGGCTGACGAGGCATTGGCGGCTCCAGTCAGATTGCCGGTGAGCACTTCAAACTTGGCGTCGGTCATCACGTCGATGCTGACGAAGTCAGCGTTGACTTGTGTAGTATCGGCGATGCTGACGGCGCCAGACGTGCGGTTCGTGATGCGTGAATTAGGGAAGCCCATATGTTTTAGTAGTTGATTAGTATTGGTTGACGCGGGCCGTCCACATGCTGGGCTGCCCTTGCTGGAAATAGTATTTGTCGCGCTGGGCGATGAGTTCGGCCTCTGCGAGCTGTTCCATGGCCAGAGCTTTATCAAGCTGTCCGTCTTCGGTTTGCAGATCGCCGGCGAGCATCAAGCCGACAGCTTTTGCGATGACGCTTGGCACAGTCGCCGAGAGGTTGCTGACGCTGTATTCGGTCGGGCGGATGCGGTAGCGGACCCACACACTGGTCGGCAAGTCGCTGTCTTCGGGGAATCTGATGTTGTCTCCGAGCAGCGTGTAGCCGATCTCTCTCGGGTAGACGTTAGTTGCCGGATTGTCCCTCATGACAGAAAAGACCTCGCCCATGGCGGTCTGGCCGCTCTGCTCGTAGGGGATGAAGTAGCCGGTCGTGTCGTTGCCTTCGACGGTGCGGCTCTCAACGCGCATAAGCTCCGGCCAATCGGCCCACTCCCAGCAGTCGGCGATGCGTTCGTTGGCGGCGGCGACCATCATTGTTCTCGCTCCGGTTGGGATCGACGAGATGTCGCTGGCGTCATTGCCGACACGTTGCCATGCGCGGAGGAGGATAGATTGAAGAGTTACGGTTCTCATGGTGCTGCCAAAATTGCCAAAGCCTCGCCGCTGGCCTCCTCAAACGCATACGGACTCGCAGGCCAATCGTTTCGCCGCTCCTCCGGCTGCGTCACGCCCGCGACGATAAGCTGATCCAGCCACCCCTGCACTGCCGCGAGCTTGGGCGAGGACTTTTGCGCGGCGTCAAGTTTGAGCTTGAGATACAACATGGTCGTGCTGCGGTTTCCCGCAAAGCCCTGCGCGTCTACCCACTCGGCGGCGGTGAAGGTCGGAGCAGGCACTTCCACCACACTCCACCCTTGCGTCACCGTCCGCGTATCGGTGTCGATCACTTCGGTCTTCTCCAATCGCTGCGTAGCAGGGTCGTAAGCAGGCTGATCCTCCTGCACCACATCCACCTCCAAGAGGCGCGCGTCAAGGCCGACCACGGGTTCTTCGTCGATGCGGGGCCACGGGAGAATGGCGCTGTTTTGGGTGTCGTAGAGGGCTTTCATGGCTATTTAAGGCACGCGCCGAGAAGAACGATCCAGTCGCTGCCGCTGCTGCGGGTGGCCGTGACGGTTTGCGAGGCTGACGCGGTGATGAGTTCGCTTGCTGTTCCGGCGTTTGCGCTTTCGGCTGTTGCATCGAAATCGTCATTTGCAATTCCGCTAAAGGACAAGGTCGGTCCGGTTGTGAAAGTGATCGCAACGGCCAAAAGGGCGCCTTTTTCCACGCTAACGGTGACGTTGGTAGATGTTGCGGTGGCACTGGAAGAGGCTGAATTAGCGACGACCAAGGCGTTGTTGGCCAAAATACGGTAGACGCCAATGATGGCTCGGACGGCTCCGTTGGAGAGCGTGACGGCTACGGTGCCGCTGGCTCCCGTGGGCACATCTGCCGCGATGAGGGCAACAAGGCTATGCCCGCCGCCGACGTTAGCTGTGTGCTGCGCCAAAACGGTCGCGGTGATGCCGCCGATGGTTGCGGAGCTGACACTGTGACCGGCGTTTCCTGAACGTGACGCGAATCCTATCACCACGCGGCGGTTGGAATCTGCCGCGCCGAAATTCACGCCGGTGATGGTGTAAGTGGTGGCGTCGGCGGTGGATGTCTTGGACTCGATAAAAGACAACGACGTGATGTTGTCGCCGCTAAACGAGTAGGGATTGATGACGAAGGCGCTCATTACGCTCGGGTTCCTTTCAGAACAACTTTGAGTCCCTTGCCCGCCACGGTGCTGCCGATCTGGTCGATGTCGATGGTGACCTCCGCGTCATCGGCCAGCGCGGTGTCGGAGATAACGGCGGCGGTTGCGGCAGTGGTGGAGGTCAGTTCGCTCGCGTCAATGGAGAGCTTTGTCGAAAGGATGGTGCTGCCGCCTTCGTTGATGTCCACGATGAGCGTGCTGCCCGTCGGAGCCGTGTTGACCGAGGCGCGGACGCTGGAGAGCGTCATGGCGTAGGGCATACGGAAAGTTACTTTGGCGGTGCCGGTGGTGAGGTTGGTTGCTTCGTCCGAGCAGGCGATGACGAGTTCGGCGGATGCGCCGACAAGAGAGGTCAGCGCGATGGTGCCGGACGCATCCGGCACGGTCAGCGTGCGGGTCTGGCCGGTGGTGATGCCGGAGAGTTGGAAGGCTAAATTTTTGGAGCTGTCGCCGTTGTCGTAGAGGAGGAAGTTGGCGTCGTTGAAAACGTCGGGGAGGATTCCGGCGTAGGTGTAGTCGGCGTCGCGGCTGACTCCGGCGGTGGCCGTGCGGATGTAAATGCCGGCGGGCTTGCGGGCGAGCAACCAGGCGCCGCTGGCCTCGCGGACCAGCCAGGCGGTGTTCAATGGAGCAACGCCTGCGTCAAGACTTAGGTCTGCGTAGAGGGCCACTTCGCCGTCAATGTAGGACGCACCGCCGCCGCCTCCACCGGAGCCGGTGAAGTCGAAGTTGCCGCTGAACGGATTGAACTTTAGTCCCATGGTCTAGCTGCGGGTGACCGTGGCGATGTCCGCGTCATCGGTGGTCGGCGGGTTGGTTGTGTAGGTGAAAGTCAAAGTGGCAACCGTCTGGCCACCGCTTCCGCCTTCCTTGTAGGTCACGGTGCTGGGGTTATTGGTGCTGCCAACGTAGGAAATCGAGACGTGGTCGTGCTGCGGAATGTTGAGGCCAGCGACGTTGCGGACGTTAATGTTCGGGTGCATACGGTTAGGCGGCGGGTTGGGCGGTCATGCCGAGTTGCTGGTCTTGGGCCATCTTTTGCAGCGCGGGCTGGGCGCCGGTGCGGCCGATGACTGCGTTTTGTTGTTGCTGAAGCTGGAATTGGAAGGCTTGTGCTCTCGCGTCGATCATGCTGCGGAAGATTTCGTCTTGCTGGTAGCGCTGCTGGACGGCGGGGTTGGACTGAATGATGGTCTGCAAGGTTTGCAGGCGGACTTGGGCGTTTTGGCCGCCTTCTTTGAGCGGCGGCTCGGTGCCTGCGGCGATTTTTGCGAAGGCGGTTTGTTCGTCTTCTTGTTCGGCTGCGGTGGCTACTCCGATGTCCTGCACGATGAGGTCGGAGAGGTTTTGATCTAGGGCGGCCATCATGTAGCGGATCAAATTTGCGCGGTCCAAAATCCCGAAGGAATCCAACGGCACCAGAGTTTGCGCGACGAATGTAAGTTTGGCCTCAAGGGCGGCTGCGTCCAACGTGCGGGCATCGAAATCCGCCGTCACGTCGAACTGTCCGCGGATGTCGGCGGCGCCTTCGGTCATGGCGACCGGGTTGCCGGTGATGCGGGCGACCTCTTCCGGCGTCATGTATTGCTGGGCGAGCTGCATGATCTGGGAGACGACCAGCTTCATGTCGAGGAGCCAGCTATCGACCAGCTCCTGCATGTGGAGCATGGAGATGTTGGGATTGACCGTGTCGGTCATGCGGCCGAAGTAGCGGTCCACATCGGCGCGGGTCGCCATCTCGACCTCAATGCTGCCTTGGCCGAATGGCGGCGGGGCCATCCAAGAGATTTCACCTGGGCGGCGCTCGGGGATTTGCACGCCGGGGCCGAGGACAAGGTCAAATTTTCCGCGCGCGGCCGGTGTTTTAAGCGGAGGAATGATGCTGAGACTTGTGGCATCAACCCGCGCATCGCGCTGGATCTTGCATTCCTCTTGGGCGGTCTGGGTGATCTCGGGGATGCCGCGCGCCTCGAGCAGCGGGCGCGTGTTGCGCTCGCGGGGCAATTCAACAAAGGGATACAAGCCGTGGTCATACGGCATCAGCTCATGGATGGCCGGCTTGTCGGTGATGTTGTAGCTGAGGACGGTGCGGGTGACCTTGGTGGCGTTGGTGCGCGGGTCGTGCTCCTTTTTGTAGACGTGCCAGACTTCGATGAGGTCGCGGAGCTGCTCGAAGAGGAAGTTGTCGGAGCGGTGGATGTTGAGGTGGATGCGCTTCAGCTCGCCCTTGTGCTTGACCGCGCGCTCA